GCCCACTCTACTACTTCACTAGCTGTAGGTTTTCTGTTTTTCGGATTAGGTAATCCCATGTATGCACCTCATTTCAATCAAAATAAAAAGCCAGTGCCGAAGCACTGACTCTTAACTGTTATTTACATTTACCAAACCAGAAGCACGCCCAGAAGCTATATCCTAAAATCCCTTTAAGCATGGTAATCACCTCCTTTAAATACCAAAAATAGTTCTTAGTAAAGCTATGACAATCGTACTGAAGATAGTCCCTATCAAACCGAGAATCCACATTTTCATATCGCGTATATTTTTGTCGTTTTCTTTCTTATTTTTTTCGTCTATCTGTCTTTCCCTCTGGATAGCATCTAAAGTTTTATCTAATTTAATGTTAACTTGCTCTTGAGTTTTTTGACCTAATTTAATCTCATTGAGAGTGCTAAGCATTGTTTTATCATTCTCTTCTAATCTTCTAATTCGCCATTCATGTTCGTGCCGTTTGGTAAATCCAAACATTACGCCACCTACTTTGTGTTAAATTAAAAAGCCTCAAGCATTACACCTGTGACTTTTCATCTTTTGCCTCTGGATATTTTTCACCAGTGATCAATGCATATTCTTCTTTGTCGATTACACCCATGTCTACGTACCACTTAATTTGCTCATTTTTATAGCAACCCCACACATAAAAAGTTTTAATGTCTTTAAAAGTTGGATAAATCATCTTCATCATTTAAACGTCCCCCTCAGTATTTGTTTTGTTAGTTTTCAGTTCGGTCAACTGTTGTGTTAACATAGCGTTTTGTTGCGTCAATTGCATTGTCAACATGTTCACTTGCGTCATCTGCATTTGCATACTTGCAACCATTCCGCGAAGTTCCTCATCACTTAAATCTGACGCACTTTGTTGGTTTGATGCATTCGGTACGTCTTCTTTTTCGAAATTGCTATTGTATTTAATTTCGCCGTTAGTGAAAACAAACTTTCTAGGTTCGAACTCTTCTTTAAATTTAATAGGCACATTGTTATCATCTACATCTAAACTATTGCGTAAACCGCCAGTATTAACGAATCCGATAACTTCGTTTTTATCGTTTACTGTGATTTTCATTATTTCCACCCCATAATTTTAGTTATAGTAACTTTGTTGGCATTCGCTCCAGAACCTGATGTTTTACCTAAATCAAAGTACACATCGTTATCTATTCTTAAAGTAGTGCTACTTGTTTTGGATAGTAAGCACTCATAAATACCGCCACCGTTGCCGTCTGAGTCAACTACATTCGCTTTACTCAATTGAATCGCGTTAGGTAATGCGGTAAGTCCGAATCCCTCAATAACGCCACCTGGATAAGTTCCACTTACCAACAAAATAGAATAGTTTGTGTACGGTTCAGTTAGATTGATTGTTGTACCTACACCATTTGCGCCACCGTCGAACAATACCGTTGATTTATGTTCATTAGGAACTGTCCACTGTTGCTCAAGTCTGCCGTTTGTGATTGATCGTGTGTAAATCTTTTTAGAGTTATAAGGTGTGAAGTTAAATAGCTTGTTTGTATCATCTTTAACGAATACCGATAAATAACCCTCATAACTTTCAACGCTACCTGGTAAATCCGGCACTCTTGTTGCATAGTAATTACCAGCAGTTAAATATCCCAAATCGCCTTGCGCATTATTTAAGTTAACTTGAATTGATTGACCATTCGCCTCTGTCATCTTATGTTGTTGCCAGCTCGTTGTTCCGAATTTATCATCTACATACTGCTTAGCTTGATTTAAAGCGTTGTTAGACGTTTCTTCAACAAATTGCTTAGTTAAGTTTCCATCATTCTTTTTATAAAACGGGTACCATGTGCCGTAGATTTTGTATTTTGTGTACTCATCGTTTGAATCGTCTGGGTACCATGTTGCACGAGCAGTATTATTATCAACAACATAAACAACTAACACACCAGATTTGCTTGATGTATAAGTTGATTCATCGAACGAAGAACCGTCATCAACACCATCTTGTCCAGGCTTCTCTAACGTGCCTATATCCGTCTTTTCTGGCGCATCTGTTGCATTAGTAATATGAATAATCCTAGATGTGTTAACTGCGCTTAAAACGCTATCTATGGACTGCTCATACGATTCAATTGCTTTACCGTAATCATCTGTAAGTTTAGACTTTTGCCAATTTGTTGTTGAATTACCTTTAACAAGGTCAGCGCCATTGATTTGTTGTTCAACTTCGTTAACACGTTCAAAAATCGCTTGCTCTTTTTCAACTATTTTATCGACTTCAGCTGTAACAGCTTGTGTTGCACTAGTTTGCGTCGCAGTAATAGCTTGTATAGCTTCGTTTTGCTTGATTTCGATTTGTTGAATGCCTTTTGTCGCACTATCATTCACTTTTGCTATTAACGTTTGTGTATCAGCCATATTTTGCTTTAATTGGTTAAAGTCTTTACCGACAGCTTCGATAGTATCTTGAATAGATTTGATATAAACAAGCTTTGTTATACCATCAAACCCACTAACTAAATCATTTTCAATATTGAAGCTAAATTGACGTTCAACAACAACATTATTACTCCCGTTTTGTGTAAAGAATGCCTGAGCATGCACCTTGCCTGAATGTTTTAAAAATTCATTCGGTATCACATACTGCAAACGTCCATTAATTGCGTCTACTATCGTTAATTCGTCTGAAATATAAGCGCCTCTATCTACGTTATAATCATCGGTTTTTAACACGATAGATGTCTTAACATGTTCAGAACTTATAGATAACGGTCTGTTATTCTTAGTTACTGCAAAATTTAAAACACCAGTTCCTCTATCTGATTCATAGAAACTGATGTTTGTGTCAATAATTGGATTATATTGTGATGTTGTTTGTAACTCGATTAAGTTATCGTCTTTCGAAAAATTATCTACTATCATTATTCAACCACCTTTCCCTCGAATAAACTCCATTTACCAACGCCACCAGTACCAAAGTTTCTAACTAAAAATTGATGTGCAGACGGGAAGTTATTACGTCTTAATACTTGTGTTGTGTTACCCGGTGTATTCGATTTTACTTCTAATATCCAACCTGCAATACCTTTAAAGTCTTTAGGAAAATCAGTAAATCGTTTTGATTCTTCAGTAGTGATATAGAAATCTAAACCAACGATTTTTAAATCTGATAATTTTGTAATATTCTTAGGGATATGTTCCCAATAACCGGCGTTTTGCGGACAGAAATTCCATGCTCCGTTGTTTTTCTTATTGAAAATGTCAATGACACGTTCGAATTTAAGCATATTTCTACCTGTGCTGTTTCTGGTAAGTACTTGTCTTAGAGCACCATTATAGTGTCCAGGCAGTACATCAAAGAACCAACCTGCATCTCTAAACGCTTTCGGTAACGGGAAATCTAACGCATTTTGTGTGTCTTGCGTATAGATATAGTAATGACCAACTTCCGTAATATCACTTAGATATGCTGGGTTCTGTATTGGTAACGGTTTAACACGTCCGCCTGAATCAGTCATCGATACTTGAGGTGCAATGTTTTTTAAGAATTGGTTAACACCTCTTTGGCCGATGGAATAAATTGAGTGATGTCTGTTGTTACCAGGTCCAATAGTTACCCCTATTAAAAGCGCTTTGCGTCCTGTTTCTAGATCGTAATACATATCTAGACCCTCAGCTTCTTGGAAGTCTCCTTTAAAGTTATTATTCACACCGCCAATATCGATACGTCGTTTAAATAACAATTCTTTTGTTTTTATATCGAAACCTTGTAAGTAGTTAGGGTTGGCTGTATTCGAATCACCTGTATACCAATATAAGATACCTGCATCATAAGTGATACCTTGCATAGGTTGTGTATCTGAAGTGTATTCCATAGGTATATCCATTTGATACAATACTTTGTCTATACCTTTATCAATATCGTCAGCACTTCTAACCTCAACAAAGTTCAACGAATTCTTAAGTTGTCTTTCAGAAGCTTTATATTCACGTCTGAAAATCATTAAATTTTCTATAGGATTATAAATCGCTGATGTATATCTGTCGTTAAATATATTCGGCATGACATCTTGCATTTCATTACCATAAGTTATTTCT